ATACATCTTCATGTTCTCTCTCAATTCGTCCAATAGATGTTTCTGTTTGTTTGGTTTGGAGTTTATTGTGTCCTTGTAATCTCTCCTGTTTGGTGTCGGATACATCTTTACTATATCCCTCATGTCTTTTATTGGTATACCTGTCTGTACTTGCTCTGCTAAATTTCCTGGTGGAATTGATTTCCTCCCTATTTTTTCTCTCATTGCTATTCTTTTCTGCATTGCTTCTGGACTCCGCTGCGAGATATCCATTGTGCTTGGAGTGAGCCACAATCCAGACTCTATTCCTTTGGTGCCAAGCACCGAAGCCTGAAGCTGGAATAAGGAAACATTGGACTTCGAAACCTTCACCTTCCAATTGGTCCTGCACCTGTCGGAGTACCATGCCGTCTTGGAGGTTAATAAGGCCTTGCACATTCTCCCCAATAACGAACTCTGGTTTAATTTCTTTAATGAGTCTAAACATTTCTGGCCAGAGATATCTGTTGTCGTTTGTTCCTTTTTGTTTTCCTGCAACACTGAATGGTTGACATGGGAATCCTCCAGTAATGACATCTGCTTCGAATTCTTGTCCTTTGACATTTCTTATATCTCCTTCTATTGGTATGCCTGGAAAATTTTTTTGTAAAACTCTCTGACAAAATTTATCAAACTCTACAAACTTTACTGTATCAAATATATCAGTGGAGTGAAGACCTAAACTAAAGCCTCCAATCCCACTAAATAAATCTAATACCTTAAGCTTATTGTTCAATTTGTTCTCTCATCTTTAAGAACTTTTGTTTTGCTATCTTAAGCATTCTATCAAATAAAGGTTCTGCTTTAATAGAGTGTATTTTGTTTCTCATCTCTCCGTTAACATATAAAGTTATGTTATTAGTTTGATGATCGAGTTCAATTGTAAAAAACTCTTTAGCTTTTATTTTTTTTGGATCCGACATTTGCTTCTCCATTCATAAGTTTTGTACGAAAAACTGCATTAGGTATCTTATGTTTTCTAGCTTGATGATCTATGTAATCACTTAATATTTTAGAGATCATAGCACCAGGGGCTCTAAATTTTTCTTTACATAAACCTTTAAGTAAATCGTAATCTGTTTTTTTAATTGCAACTGATTTCCATTTATTGATGTCCATGAGAATTCTCCTCTGTAGTTACGATACCAAGTGCATCTTTTAATTTTTGATTTTCTGCTTTAAGTTTTTTTATATTTTCTCCAAGTTTATCAATATTATTTAATAAACTTTTTACAGCTGCTTCAAGTTTACCTAATGCATCTAAATTACCTTCAGGTTGTTCTCCTATAGGTGGTGAAACAATATTATTTATTGTACTATTTTCTTTTGCTTTATTCCAATCCATTTAAGTCCTCATTTGTTGGTTGTAATTTACGACACTCTAATTCATCTTCAACTAGAATTGTTGCAATAGTTTTATTTATTGGATAATGTCTTCTGCCTATACCATCAACAAAATGAATTGCTGAAATACCATCAACTAACATATCCATATGAAGTGAATCTTCAATTGGGCTACCATCAAAATCTGCTGTAGGTACTGCTGCCAATTGTTCATCTAACTCAGTCATGATATTATCCAGTATAAGACTTTTACTCTTTTTGTTTTTCATGAAATCTTACATATATGGGACAAATACAAAAGTCAATTAAATTATGAAATATTTATTAACAATTACTTTATGTTCAATGATTGACAATGTATGTATTCCACCCCATACATATCCAAATGAATTCTTAGATTTATATACTTGTCAAACAATGGGGTATAAAAAAGCCCTTGATAAAATTGAAGAAATAGGTATCGATAAGGTAAACGAATTCAAAATTTACACAACATTTGCATGTAAGCCATTTAACACTATATGATTTTAAAATTTATATTACTAAGTAGTATGTGCTGGAATTTTCACGATGTAGGTACTCAATGCACTCAATATCTTGTAGATAACCTTTCAGATGCCACCACATGTAGAGAGAAGGCAATAGAGGTAGGTAGAGCCAATAAATCAAAGATCGAAGAATTAGGGGGGTTTATGGACTATTATGAGGTACATTGTATAGCTATTGACCCTGAAGGCTACAATCTTGACCATTCATTCAAAATATCTTATAATATCTTATGACGGCTTATCGTATCAGAGCTAGTATGGGAGGGCAGCAATTAGACCATGTTGTTGAAGCTGCAAATTGCACTGAAGCGATATTAAATCTGTCAGAACAAGTGGACCAAGGTAAGGTTGAAATAATCGATGATGGTTTCACCGGGAACACTAGGGTTCACATAACTTATGAGGAACTAAAATGAGTCCTGAAAAAATAAAGTTGTTGAAAGAACTTCAAGAACTTGAAAATAAGTGGTCAGCTGATTTAATGACTAATGGTCTTTGTACAGTTGAAATGCTTAAAACAGAAAGTGATATTAGATCTAAAAGAAATGCGATCAAGTATCAAGATGTACAAGAAAATTTAGCTGCTGTTGGTTAATTTTTCTTAAGTTTTAAAAAAGGAAACTTTTTACTTAGGGCATCTGTCGGCTTTTTAAACTCATAATGATTTATAATTTTAAATAACTTTTCTCTTTTAGCTACAGCATAAGGTAAAAATAATTTAGCAAGATGTAGTGCTTTTTGGTGAGAACATCTCCATCTCCATTGATCTTTCTTTCCCATTGATCCCTTACCAATCCCTTTAAAATGTATTGAACCTACTTGGACAATATCGTAAAAATTTTTAATACAATCTAAATCTGTCATAGCTATTTCCATAGCTACATTCCATTTTAAATAAACTTTACCATTTTGTTTTTTACATTTATATTGTGCGTAATTTACGTTTCCTTCACCATCAAATAGTCCAGCTGCATATCCAATTAAATCTTGATTGTTATGTGGTTTATTATTATTTTGCATCTCCCCAACTCTTCCCAAGACCAAACTCAACTACACTTGGAACTTTAAATTCTATTGAACTTTGCATTATTTTTTGAATTTCTTTTGCATGAGATTCATCTTTAATATTAAAACATAATTCATCATGTATTTGCAACATAGGTAAATGACCAGCACTATAACAATCTAACATTGATTGCTTTGTTTGATCTGCAGAAGATCCTTGAATTAATCTATTTAAAGCTTTGTAAGTATAAGCTCTTTTAATATTGTCCTTACCATACTTAGCAACTGCATCCTCATATTTTTCTGCTACATGCAAACCAAAGTCTCTAGTTTCCCACATATCAAATCTACATTTTCTACCTTTTTTAGTTCTTATAACTCCCTTTTCATCAGCTGCATATTTACATCTGTCTGATAATTTTTTTACAAAAGGAACTTTTTTATTATATTTAATAATTAATTCATTAGCCTCATCTTTGGTGACACCCAATGAGTTAGCTAACTTATTCTTACCCATTCCATACATCAAACCCAGACCAATTGTTTTTGCTTGAGTTCTTTCAATACCAACAAGGTCGGCAACAGTTTGATGAAAGTCTGCACTTGCATTTTGATAAGCCTCTACTAATTCATTAGAACCCTCATACCCATCTCCGATAGATGCTGCATAGTGTACTGTCATTCTTGGCTCCTGTTGTGAATAATCAAAACTACCCCACTTAAAACCCTCTTCTGGTATAAATAAACTACGTATTTTGGGACCAAAGTCTTTGTTTCTGGCTGGGACTTGTTGTAGATTTGGATTACTCATTGAGAGTCTACCAGATACAGTGCCTCCATTGTCTCCTCTTAATTGATTAATCTCTCCATGAATTCTTCCATTGATTTGATACTTCATGATAGAAGATAAAAAAGTTCCGTGAAATTTATTTACTTCTCTTGCACTTACAATTAGTTGTGCTATTTTGTTTTTATTATTAATTAACCAATTTTGTGTAAAGGAAGGTTCTTTTGTTTTCTCAGTTCGCGGGTATTCTAATTTCAATTTGTCAAAAGCTTTGGCAATCTGGCGGGGTGCCCAAATATCTATTTCTAGTCCTGTTTCTTTCTGTATATCCGATAGTATTACTTTTTCTTGGAGCTTCATTTCTTTTTGTAGTTCTGCAGCTTTTTCCACTTGCACTCTCACACCTCGTTGACGCATCTTTATTAATATCGGAAGCAGTTGCTGCTCCATTTCCCATACAGTAGTTAAGCTCTGTTTTACTATTTCATTTTTAAATCTTTGCCATAATTTTAAAGTAAGCTCTGCATCTTGTTCAGCATAATAACCAACATGCTCTGCCGGTAGTTTCCACATTTCTGCTTTTGGATCTATACCATGTGCTGCTGCAGCTTCTCTTAATTCTGTTTCTGCTTTTATTTCATTAAGATAATCTACTGATAATGTATTTAAAGAATAAGAAAATCTATTCTCATCAATCAATGCAGCTGCAATCATTGTGTCAACTATAGGTCCGTGAACCTTGATACCAGATGCTTCTAACCAACCTACATCATATTGTGCATTGTGAAAAATTTTTGTACTCGGTAAAGCACAAATGTCTTTCATATATTTTTTTACTTGTTCAGGTATCATGTTACCCCCACCTAGATGGCCAAAAGGAAAATATCCTTTCCATCCCTCAACGGCTACTGCAAACCCTACTATCTCTCCTTTGCCCAAAGCCCAACCAGCTCCAAGTCTTTCATTAATGCCATCATCTCTAGTTTCTAAATCAATTGCTATTTCCTTATACTGAGACAAGTCCTTATATTCACTAGGTGTATTCCACATAGATTTTTTAAAAGTTAAAGTTAATTGTAATCCGTTACTCATTTCTAAATATCACTATCATTAATGGTTTTATGTAAGCTATCTTATTTGGGTCGTCCTCTGTTCCATCATCATGACCAAACCTAAAACCTTTAACTGGCTTTTTTAAAAATCTTATTTCACAATTAGGATTCTTATAAATAAAATCATGAAAGTATTTAGTATGTGTGGATGATGGTAATAAAAAAACACCAGTAAAGTTTTTTGTATTGTATGCTTTTTCAACAAATTTACCAATCTTTCCATCGAATAAAGGATGGATGTAAGCAACTTCTCCAGACCAATCTTTAGTCAAACAATCATCATCAATTGTATAATATCTTGGTAGTAAATGATTATTATGTGATGCACAACAATCAATCGTAAAATCAAACTCTTCTGTTAAATCTGACCATATATCTTTAGGTGTCCTAAGATATTTCATTATTTTAGAACAAGTAAAACTTAAGTTTGTCTTTTCATGTTTTAATTTTTTATTAATCATTTAGATTCTTTAAGTAATGTTCTTACTATTGTTGTCCCTGGATTTAGATCGAAGTCTTTTATGCACCCCATCAATAAACTGCTTAACAGCACAATCACCACAATAATAAATTTTGTTTTCAATAATAGCTGCATCTCTATCACACTTTGAACATTTAATTTTTTTCTTCATCTTTTAAATGTTTAATTTCTAAGTCACAATAATGTTTTATTTTTTGTAAATCTTCTATGGCTTTCCCTTTAGATAAGTATCTACATACATATTTAATTATATTAGCTTGAAGTGGATTAAGACCATTCTTTCTAATAAAAGTCCAAGGTTGAATAATAAATTGCTTATAGTGGGATCCTCCAACTTGTTTGCCATCAGGAAAAGTTTCGTCAAAGATATCTTTATTTGTCATTTTTTTCTTGTACATAAATTAAATAATCTTGTCCAATAGGATAGTTAAACTTATAGTCAGTTCTTAACAAATGTAAAGTTTTTCTTGCTCTAGTAACTCCAGTGTACCAAACTTTACGTTCATCACTTTTTTCTTGTTTATTTTTATTTTTATAATCAGATGGATAATTACCTTTACT